CATCGAGATCGACACGCTTACAGGACAGGTCGAGGTAAAAGATTATGTCGCAGTGACAGATGCGGGAAAAATAATAAATCCACAGCCCTATGAACAGCAGATCCAGGGCGCAATTATATATTTTCAGGTAGTTTGAGAAAGGGTTTTATATGTATTAATGTGTGTGAACGCTTGATAATAAAGAGAGAGCGGCGAGTGCTATTAAAAAAATAGGTTTGAGAAAAATTACCGGAAATACCGTTTTTTTAACAGGACTTTGAGAAAAATTACCATTTATCTTGACACTAATTAATTGCGTTGTAATAATAAAATCATGATAGAAGAAAAAGCCCTTGCCGATTATTGCATTCAAATTGATTTCAAGAAGGATTCAGAAGCCCCGAGCAGAATATTCAGGGCTTTGTCTGATCTTATCGATGCATTTTATTTATTAGATATTGATCTGGTTCAATCGATCGACCCTAAAATTAAACCTATAATTCTATTGGAAGATATAGAGGCAGGATCTGTAAAGACATGGCTAAAATATGTTTTAGAAGAAGTAGATGATGATGCTTTGAAGAAACTGGACTGGAAGACTGCGGTGGGGAAGTACCTTGTAAAAGGGAAATATCTGCTTATCAATTTTTTGGAGGGAAAAACCAAAATAACGAATAGAGAACAACTTCAGCAGATTGAAAATGGATTATTGAAGTTGGCTCAGGAGACCCATGTGGATCATGTCCTCGCTTACGCTCCCATGCCACCCCAAAAGCTTATACAGAACCTTGAAAGGATTACCAAGGCAACATCTCACTTAATTGAGGGAGACAAATTAAATTATATTACAAGGGATGCTGAAACAAATTTCAACCTTGATTTCCAGATTGTTCCAGAGTCTGTAGAAGACCTTATAACTAAAGAAGAAATTGATGCTACAATTGAGATGATATTGAAGGTAAAGAAACCGGATTATTTGGGAGAATCCAAATGGGAGTGCAAGCATGAAAACAGGACAATTTTAGTAAAAATATCGGACATAAACTGGCTTAAACAATTTCAGAACAGAGAAATAGATGTTAGACCTCAAGATTCAATCCGGGCAAGAGTCCATATCACAACAAAATACGGATATGATTTGAACGTAGTATCTATTAACTATGATATTGTTGAAGTAATAGAAATAATACCGTATAGTTATCCTGGACAGGATTTGCTTTTTTAAATCAATAATCTTAAATTACTGCGTAATAGCATGCATATTTAATTACTCTATCGCCCTGAATGCCCCCATTTATCAGCCTTAGCCGTTCCCGCCCCCTTGCTTCACCCTTGCAGATTCCTGTGTTTTAAAGTCGGTTTTAACCGCGCTGTCTATTATTCGTTTACGTTTTACAGATTCCTTAAACATTTTAATATTCTGCGCTATGGCAACTTTGGTTCCGTTATCATCCGACTCCATTATATCCATCAAATCGCGTATCAATTCGGTGACATTCAATCCGCCGCCGCACGCTTGCCGTTCAGCAGTATTACAATTGTCGATAGCTTGCGTGTCGGGCATTATCGTGCGCATCTCCCCTTCGCCGGTGAGTATCCAGTTTGTGTTAAAGCCAAGTCTGGTAAGGGATTCTAATACTTCAGAGCCTGGTTTGTTGGCTCCTTGCTCATAACCTTGCCAACTCTGATAGGATATGTGAATTAATTTCGCCATATCGCGTTGACTTTTGCCTAATATACCTCTTATTTCTTTTAATCGGTCTTTCATAATTAATAAATTTGTTGGTCACACCTCAGAGCAAGAGGTGTGACGCGAGGTGTGACCAAATTATCAAGGTGTGACGTAACAATATTAAATAATAATATTAATAAGTTACTGCGATTTCCATATGTTTTTAAAAAAAGTAAGGTGTGACCAAAAATTTCTCTTGACAAGACTAAAATATTAGGAGTAAAATCCTTCATATCAGGTAACCAACCTATTACAACGGAGGGAAAAAATATGGAAAATAAATATTCAGCGTGCATATCTAACCCCCGGCATCCTTTAGTTGCTTTTGCAGATCAAGAAGGCGCGGAATCAGAAAGTCAACATGCTCTTTCACAGAGTCGATATGCTCAGAGTAGGCTTCAGGAGAAGAAAATTCTTTCGGCTCTAAAAGCCTTAATTTTGCAAGCGCCGAAATCAGGTCAATGATATTTCCGCTCATAAGGAAGGCATGAACGTAATGAGAAAGGAAGATACAGCCATCATGCATAGAGCCGAAGCGCTGGTAAAATTTGCACCTATCGGGCTCACAAGGTTTAAAACCGATAAACGGACAGCCTTTAGAATCACTCACGATAGCATCTCCCAAAAAAGCATTTCATTTATAATTAAAGGTGAATTATGAAAAGTAAACAAACCCATAGAGTCAAAATGATTATAAACATTCATGTCAAGGGGCGCCCTGTTGAAGAGATAGATGCTTTTTGGCAGCTTCTGAAACACGAGTGTGAACCTCCAGCCACTTCTGGAATACTTCGTTCAACGACTGTTCCTCGATCTTGCCGGTTATCTCCATCCCGGAGAGTTTTTTTAACAGCAAGGAGGAATAAAAGGCGGTCAGGATGTTACTCGAAATAGAAAAACCAAATGTAGTTAGTTCATCTACCGCGAGATTCAAATCTATTTTATCCATAACAAATACCTCCTTGAAGGTGAATTATGAAAAGTAAACAAACCCATAGAGTCAAATGGAGACGGGAGCTTAAGTCCGAGCTTGTAAAAAATGGACTTACCTATGTCGATATCGGACGCAAGGCCGGAAGATCGCCGAATACCGTATCCGTCATCATCGCCCTTTTCCCGAAAAAGAAGTCCTACCGGATACAGAAGGCTACCGCCGAGCTGCTCGGCAAATCCTATGAATCCATCTGGGGCGAGCCGCACAAAAGAAGAGACATTGAGGACGATCAGATCAAAGAGGCCGTTAATGGTTAGTAAAGGATTCATCTGTAAGTACTATACAGACAAAGGAGAATACTGTCAATGTCAAAAAATAAAACGAAGATAGACGAAAGGCAGGGGGACCTGTTTTCCTATATGAATCCGAAGGCCCCTCCGTCCCATGGCCTCGGCGTCAGAATCCGCCAGGCATTGTCGAACGCCATGCGGAAATCCGGCAAAAAAGACGAGCTGGTCTGCGCGGAGATATACAGCCTGACAGGGCTTGAGGTCGCGCCATCGTCTTTGAGAAAGTGGACGGCGCCGTCGGGGGATTTCGAGGCGCTCAATACGGACAACAACGGGAACAAGAGATGGGGCATACCCGCCGAGCTGGTGCCCGCGCTTTGCTGGATTACAGGGGACTACGAAATACTTTACCTCATAACCGAGGCATCGAACCACAAGGCAATGCGGGGCAAAGAGGTAATACACGCCAAGATCGGGCAGCTCAAAGAAAAGATATCACGCGAACAGCACGAGCTGAAAGAACTTGAGCGCAAGCTGCTGGAGGGGAAATGACACGAAAACTAATATCCCGGATAGGGGTCTCTGCGCGGGATGGAATAAGCAGAGTCATTAGGTTTATCAGAATAGTCAATAACCTCCTGGCCGCAGGGATGACATTTATACACCGCACCGAGATGGTTATAGCCGGTTTTCTGAAGGATAGACTTCTTTTTTTCCTGGAAACAAGAAGCGCAAAGGTAATGTGGGGGAGTAGCGTCGCCATCACGCGGCTGGTAGGCATATACCTGGGTTCCGGCGCCGAGAGAAATAAGGCAATAGCGTTCTGCTGTCTTCCGCCATTGTTTGTCCTCTATCTTACGAGCTTTGCATGCCTCTATCTGATTCTTAAGGTCAAGATTCTCTTTATGCAAAGAGAAAATAGAGTTTTGAAGCTCCAATATTTTCATATTGAGGCTGCTGATAATGAAGAGTAATTCATTAATTTCTTTGAGAACGCGGGCATCTTTAACTTTTTCGGATAACTTTTCAACAATATCTGTTGCTGATTTAATTCCGGATGTAACTGCTGTTATCAAAGTAAAAGGGATATCCATAGCAACCTCCTATTTTAAAAGGATAATCAATTATATCACACTCCTGTCCGCCAGGGCAATTGGACGGGCGGGAAAATGGAGAAATAAATCATGAAGGAATGGTATGCGGCGCGGGAGCTGGCGGGTCTACCCGGGATGCCGGGAACGAAAAGCGGTGTAATAAGAAAGGCTAAAGCTGAACAATGGCAGTCCCAGGGCATTACAGTTGCAGGCGGCAAGCGCCGCGAATACCACATATCATCCCTGCCGGAAGAGACGAGGATACACCTGGTAACCGCTCAAACCGCTCAAACCGCTTCCCGGCCAGAACCGTTCCGGGACAGGCAAACCGTTCAAACCGTGCAAACAGCTTCCCGGCCAGAACCGTTCCGGGACAGGCAAACCGTTCCCCGGCCAGAACCGTTCCGGGACAGGCAAGCCGGCACGGCGATAGAAGCAGTGCAACCCCGGTTACACGGCTTAAACGGCTTGAACCGCGCCTCCGGCGCAATCGCCGTTCCGGATAAGGCCCGCGCCGCAGCCCTTGCCCGTCTTGACCTTCTTCGCGTCTGGCAGGAATATCGCGCTCTCCACACCAAAGCAACCGACGCCGATCGAGAATTCGAGCACGCATACAACGCGGGAATTCTTTTTCCTGCGCTTTTCAAAGTCCTTGGAACGGTTTCCGTCCAGACCCTATACCGCTGGAAGGCGGCCCTCGGTGCATCGCAGGACTGGACACTCCTTGTTCCTCAATATTATATCAACGCTTCGGAAAAACCCAGGCTATCCCGCTACGAAGAGAAATTGTTTCTTGATATTATCCTGCAGCCAACTCGCGTAAAAACAGGAGACGCGATCAGGCTTTTCCGCTATGCGCTTCAAAGCAAAGGGATAGCATTCCAAAAGTCGGACATGACACTCCGGCGCTTCGCGGATGATTACAAGGCCCGTCATTACGACACATGGGTGCTCATGCGGGAAGGACAGAAGGCGCTCCGGGACAAGGTTAATTTTTATATCAAACGCGATCCGGGGCTGCTTGCTGTAGGCGAGGTTTTCGTGGCCGACGGGCACAGACTGAATTTCCAGGTAAGAAACCCTTATACGGGCAAACCCTGCCGGGCAACGCTCGTGGGGTACGTGGACTGGAAAAGCTATGACCTCGCCGGCTACGAGATCATGGTGGAAGAAAATACCCAGTGCATCGCCTCGGCGCTGCGCAATGCCATCCTTAATCTCGGCAAGCTTCCGACCATCGCATATCAGGATAACGGCAAGGCATTCCGGTCCCGCTTTTTCACCGATGCCGTTAATCTCGAAGAGGCCGGAATATACGGGCTATTCGGCAGGCTCGGCATTGTGCCGGTCTTTGCCCAGCCATACAATGCCCGTGCAAAGATCATTGAAAGGTGGTTTAAAGGGTTTTCAGACACGTTTGAACGCCTCATGCCTTCTTTTTGCGGTTCCTCGATCGAGGACAAGCCGGCGCGACTCAAACGCAATGAACCGTTTCACAAAAGCATCGCAAGCGGATTCGTCCCCGACATATCCCAGACCATACAGCTTATTACCGCCTGGCATGACTTCCACCGGTCTTTGCCCTGCCCTCATGTGAAGGGCAAGACTATAGGCGAGGTCTTTGATGAAGGGCGAGGCCACGGGATCAACCAGGCAGAACTTGACGATCTCATGATGGCAGCGAAGAAGTCCCGTATCGACAGGAACGGTATCCGCTTCCTCAATGCCGACTATTACGATGAAACCCTGTACGGGCTTCGCGAAGAGGTAATCATCAGATACAGCCTTTTCGATTTGACGCAGATCAAGGTGTGCAGCCTGTCAGGCGATCCGCTATGTATCGCGCGTCGCGTAGAGCCGGTGCACCCGATGGCAGCGCATCTCGGCGATGTAAAAGATGTGGATGAACTGAAGCAGAGAATTGCCGAGAAAAACCGGAACGAACGCAAGACCATTGAGGGCGCGAAGAATCTCGTCGCACTGGGCGGGCGTGTCGAGATGGACTGGCAAAAGGTAATCGAAGCGGCCCCGTCGATCGTGAAAAGGATTGAAAGGGCAGCGTTAGAGCTGCCGCCTACCGAGGAGCATATACCGATAGAAGCAGTGAAATGTGAAACGTTAAACGTGAAACGTGAAACGGATGAGGCAATAGGTGGAGAAGAAACCCTGCAAGCCGGGCCTGACACCAATATCAGGGACTTCCAGGAAGCGGCGGTGGAACACGCCGTCCGAAACAGGCCGTTTTTTAAGGAAAATTATGAGAGATATGACTGGCATTTGAAGTGGGGGCTGCACACCGAAGAGGACGAGGCATGGATAGCCTGGTACAAGACCACGAACGAATACAGGCTGCTTTATGATTTCTTCGAAAAACAGAATCGGTTTAACAACGAAAAACCCCATGTACCTGAAGGGCAGGAAGCATGGGGCACATCAAATGTATAGGAGGATTATAGCAGATGCGAAAACAGTTTGCAATAACATCAAATGTTCGGAACTTTGTGGCGGCGATGGATCGGCTTCAGGCATCGGAGGAAGGTATACCGAAAATGGCGCTCATTTATGGTGAGCCCGGACTCGGAAAAACAAAGACGGCGGTCTGGTGGCTCGCGCAGAATGATGCAGTACTGATCCGCACCAAAAAGCTGATGACCGGAAGATGGCTCCTGGAAGAGATTGTTGCCGAACTCGGCGAGGCGCCGGCACATAAGACATCCGATTTGTGGAGGCAATGCACAGACCAGCTTTTTGCAAGACCAAGAACTATCATTATTGATGAAGTGGATTACCTTGCCTATGATGCAAGGGTGATAGAAACCTTAAGGGATATACACGACACAACCGGGACGCCGGTAGTCTTTATCGGCATGGATCGGGCAGACAAGAAACTGATGCGATACAAACATCTCTATGACCGATTCGCCGAAATAGTGGCTTTTGCAAGGCTGACAGAAGATGATGTGACCTCCATTGCACAACAGCTTTGCGAGGTGAAGCTTTCCGCTGATGCATGCGCTTTCGTACATGGCACGGCAAATCGATTCCGGCAGGTTATCATGTGGCTCTACAGGGCGGAAGCAAGGGCGCGGGCAAACAACAAAAAAGAAATTGCCGCAGCAGATTTGAAAGGATGACGGCCATGATATGTCGGGTAAAAGATGCATGTCTCTCTTTTAAATCACAATTTTACACATTGACTCAAATTGTCGAAGCGAGCGGAATTGATAGAAAAATTATGAGGCACAAGATGTGGAAACTCGCTAAAAACGGATATGTTACAGTCATCAAGTCTTACGATATGCCGCCGGCAGATAGGGGCAGACCTTATAAAGAATACTGGTTCAGAAATACAAAAAAATTAATACCTGTACTTCCGTTGATAGCAAGAACAGACAAACAGAATGGCTGGGATATTATGTGGAAAGCTGTTCGTGCGCTTCGGAGGTTCACTCGTGACGATCTGTCAAGGATATGCGGGCAGACTATCGAGAATGTAACATTCTTTACAAAATATTACCGTAAGCTTGGATATATGCGGCCATCCAAGGAAAGGGGCAGGGCTATAGTCTGGACGCTGACAAAGGATCCGGGCCCGGCAAGGCCGATTGGAGGCAAAATCTCCGCTAAAGCACAGGAGGACTTGGTATGTGGATTGAAATATTAAGACGAGAAGTAGAGGCGAAAGGACCGAAACAAGTAGCAAAAGAACTCGACGTGAGCAGGGCTGCCGTGGATTTGCTTTGTCGAGACGAATACCCGGCAGAAACTAAAAAAATGGAAGCGAAAATCAAAGCAATATACGGCAAAGACGGGCATGTAGAATGTCCGGTACTGGGTATGGTCAGTCCGCTCAAATGCGTAGAAACCTATAAGCGTGCAAAGACTATAGGCATGAAGGCTTCCAACCCCGAGACATTAAGGCTTTACAAGACATGCATGAATTGCTCGGTACGGAGTAAAAGATGATCACAAACCAGCAAAAACAAAGGATTCATCACCTGGCTCATAAAATAGGGATTATCATAAAAGATGAACAGGGCAGGGCAAACGATACCGCATATCGCGGCCTTCTGCATCGATGGTATACGGTTAAATCATGCCTGGATCTAAGCGAGACCATGGCTGATAACTGCATAAAACGTTTAACATTCATAGCCCAAAAAATGGGCGTATGGGAAATTTATAAAGACAACCGGACAAAATACAACGATCTTGGATATAGAAGCGGTTACGCAACCCCGGCACAGCTGCGCATGATAGAGGCCATGTGGGTTGATGTGAGTTACCAGCAGACCATTGAGGCAAAACAAAACGCGTTGAGGAGATTTTTACTAAGTCACTATCGGATCAGCGACCTGCGTTGGCTGGATATCAGGGATGTATCGAAGATAATAGAGACGCTGGAAGAAATGGCGAAAAAAGAGAAAGGACAAAGGTTGCAATACACAATGAAGCGGTCAAACGGGTTGAGCAAGGTGACGGCCCCGAAGGAGGCAATATGTGGTGGTTGATTGCGGTTTATATAGCGGCAGCCCTGCTGGTTGCATGGTTGTTTGGCCGTTTTGTGGAAGCAGGGAGGGGAAAAGATGAAAGCTGACAGATTTGAAAAGGCGCTGTGGACAATCATACTTGCATTGTCGTTCTTTCTGGCGTGGGCGCAGATAGATATGAAAAAAGAACATAACGAAAAGGCGCTGAAACGGCAGTTGGCATATAAGGAATTTCTAAACGGCGGGAAGATGCCGGGTGAATGGCATACCGCATATAAAGGCAATGAAGAATGAATAATGAAAAATTAAGGAGGGAATATGGCAACACTGGGAGAAATCGAAAGATCAACAAAGGCATATGCGGATGCAAGGGACAAATTGGCAGCCACATTGCAGAAACTGGAAGACCAGATTGAGGCATTGAAACGTCAGTATATGCCGGGGATCAAGGTTCAGGTCGGCATCGCAAAGGAGATGGAAGCGCACCTCAAGGCAGAACTTGAAGACAGTAAGAGCATGTTTGTGAAGCCCCGGACGCTCATAATGCACGGCATCAAAGTGGGATTTGAAAAAGGCAAGGGCAGGCTTGAGATCACCGACAACGATCAGGTGGTGAGGCTCATCGAAAAACACTTTCCCGACCAGGCCGACATCCTGATACAGATCAGGAAAAAACCTATCAAAAAGGCCCTGGCCAACATGACTGTAGCTGAATTGAAAAAGCTCGGCATTACTGTGGAAGAGACGGGGGATGTGGTTGTGATAAAACCCGTTGATTCCCTTATCGAAAAGCTGGTTGACAAACTCCTCAAGGAAAAGGAAGAAGACCAGGAACAGGAAGCGGCATGAAGGAGGTGGGAGATTATCAACAAACATATGAACACTTGAAAGGTTAGAAAGGTCGAAACCCGGCGGGACCCAAAGAGGGCCTGCACGGGTCTTGCGGATCAAGCCGCAGCTGATGAGACCAAAAAAGGAGGTATGGATTATGAGTATACGCGGTAATAACTGGGTTAAGTTTGGAGCAAAAGTATATGAGCATGTGGAAAATTATACCGTTGCCCAGTTCGGAGATTATCCGGATGACAATATCGAGACGATGACTGCCGAAGAGTGCATTAAACAAGTACGAAAATACGTTGAGCGATTCGGGCGTAATCAGAGGGGGCAAGAGGACCAGTTGCGGGATATGCTAAAGATTGCCCACTATGCAAGCTTTGCATGGGAAAAGATGAGAAGGGAGGGCTGATGGCATATTTTAACGACATTGGAGACAAATTACTCTATCTGAAGGAATATTGTGAAAACTGCGGGCACTATGACAATAAAGGTTTTGACAGGGGGTGCCCCGTACTGGATGTGCACACCGCCTTTGCAATGGACAGATTTTACATAGCGCAGCTTAATACTTTGCTTGATCGGCTGATACCGAGAAATGCACGCCACGAAAACGAACGATGCGCCATGTTTGCGCCGAAGGAGGACAGCCTGTGATATGCCCTAAGTGTGAGTCTGTGGAAATGATGCCTGATCCCGACCGGATACGCGGGGTAGAAGCATACCATTGCTGGAAATGCGGCGAGAGGATATATCCGCTTTACCCGAGGCGGGCGCCGTCTGAGGATGACGCCGAACGATCACCTAATATCTGTCAAATGCATAATACCGGCAAAACCCGCCGGGAATCCGGAAATAAGCATCGCGCTTTGGTTGCCGGCATATGCAAAAGATGCGGCGATCCGTTCGAAGGCGGTCCGAACAGAAAGTATTGTGCAGATTGCATAGATATTGCGAAGCGCGAATATAACGAGGTGTATTACAAAAACCGGAGGCAGGCGGCATGAAGTGCTGGGAGTGCGGCATAGAAAATATGAAATTGAAGGAAAAAGAAGATGCCGGAGCAGATGCGGCTTGATTTTGGCAGAGGAATGTCCCCGCAGTTGACGGAGGAAGAAAAAGCCGTCTGGGATTGCATCAAAAATCGCAGAGGCAAAGGCTTTGAAATCCTCGGCACGGCGATCGCAGCGCAAACAGGGATAGATTACACGGCAGTACGCGCTATTATAGCACACCTGATAAACCACAAAGGGCGCAACATAGCAAGTAACAGCAAAGGCTACTATGTACCTGTAACGCCAGACGAAATTACAGAGGCAACGAGGTCATTGAGACATCGGGGGATTATGATTTTATGGAGGGCATCAAAATTGACGGGCAATTCCCTGGAGGATGTTTTTCATCAGGGAAGACTGGAATTTAGCGAGGAGGGGGGAAGGAATGCCTGATGGTATTACCTGTGCATCGGTAGACAGGTCGCTTGAATGGGTTAAAGACATCCGGATAGACGATCTTCTCGAAAATGACATAAAACTTGTTTACGAATTCTGCGGCATAGAAATGCTTCTCTGCCTTTGGAACAACTTCCCGAAAATGACCCTTTACATCTCTACAAAACCACTGACGGAAGCAAAAAAACGGTATATCAAGCAACACTTTGACGGCAAAAATATCAAGGAATTGTGTCGCCTCCTTGATGTAGGAGAACGGTTCGTGTATGAAGCCCTTGAACAGAAGGGCATGGTGCACGAAGGGCAGGAACAACTGTTTTGAATTACTTTGTTATATATGACAATATCGTGTTTCTAATCGCCTCTAAAGCCCTATTATCGAGCTTTAAAAACGGTCTTGCAGGGATGGTAACTTTATGACCGCGACCAGCTTTACCGCCCAATTGCTGGATAGCGCCATATACCTTGTTCGTTCCTACAATCGCGGACTTGGATGTCGCCTTTTCGCTTATGGACGAGGCAAGCTGCCCGGTCTGCTGCAAAATCTTTCCCGGCCATTTGCCTTTTTTTGTACGCTGTTTAATCGTGGCTGGTGCAAGAGCAATCCATCTGGGCTGCCCTTCCTTTTCAAAGTTTTCTTCCACGGCATCATGCATGATTCCGGCAATCACCCTCATGGCAGGCGTCATGTCCTCGGTTTTCTTTTTAAGTTTATTCAACAAGTTCACAACGTCCCTATCGTCGACTTTAATATCTATCATAAAAGGTTCCCCAGCAGTTTTATTGACATTTATAAATATCCGAAATATAAATCAATGAAAGAGAGGTTATATAATGAGTAACCAGATTCAATCCATTCCTCTGGATGAGCAGTATAAGCAGCTTTTTGGAGAAGATAGTCTTGACCTGTGGGCTCTTTACATGGCCTTTGGCCCCGAGAAGGCACATAAGAGGATAGAGCGTGCCGTCCACGAACAAAAGCCGATCGACTGGAGTAAGGAAATTCCGGACTGGGATTCTTATCAGGAACTTCTTAAAGATCCCGAGATTTGCTTTTAGCGTCAAATTTTCTCCCTCAAGTCCATAATAATCTCCTTAAACGCTCCGGTTATTTTGGGCAGCTCCCGCTCAAGGTAGTTCCAGGCAGTCTTATCAGAGCGCGAATATATAGCAAAAAGATTGCCAAAAATCTCTCCTTCCCGGTGAGAAGGATTCCGCCTGTAATAGTTTGGTGTGTGTCCGCCTCCAATTACACGAGACCAATCCCAGGTAAGAGAACCAAAGATGTCACGTAGAAAAAGATCGTTTTGAAAAGAAGCGCCTGTTGTGTTACTAATAGCTCCTTTGATCATGGTTTGCCGGTACGAATCGGCCTTTAGGGAGTCACCATCTGACTGTACTGCATTGATAAATCTGATATCTTTTCGTATACTGCCTTGGTATGTAGGGTCGATTTTTTGAACCCTAAAATCTACCAAATGGCCTATCTCGTGGAGCATTGTATCGTAACGGTTGTCGCGTATGTGGTCACTTCCGATATGAACCGTGTCTGAAAATCCGGGCCGATAGAAGGATCTCCAGCCCCTACTGGTTTCGTATTGAGGATCATCCTTCACCTTGTTGACTAATGCGTTGATTTCATCGGGGGCTTCATCAAAGGAATTATCGGCGTACTTCCTGAGTTTTCTGTGCGTTATCGCATTGAAAACCGGCTTTGGAACGATCGTTTTAGTCAGCACATCTTCAACGGATGCTTTGACCTCGTCAACCAGCCCCTTCATTTCTTTCGGATATTTTGACCAATCCGGCTGCCAGAATGCTTCGCCGGGGTTGTAGCTCCAGCCTGCATCCGGATGAATATCAAGGCCGGTTTTCGGGTCGGTATAAACTGCAACTTTGGCCTTGTCCCCTGCCCTGTTGATAGTTACTTCCTCTTCCCGAAGGTAATCACCGCCACTGGAGATCTCCAGGCCTCTGTTTTTTATATCCTGTGTGGAAAGCGCCCTGACCCGGCAGCGGCAGTTCCAGCCGTTTGGCGGATAAAAGGTCTTCCAGAAGGGATCGTCGTAGCGGAAAACCTTCCCGTTCAGACGCCGGTGGCCGGGACGGGTCTTGCTGTCCATGACTGCCACATACTGCCAATAAGGACGATCTTCGACATTATCCAACATCTCCTTAAATCTGCCCGTCATGTAGGCGGTCTGAAGATTTGTCTGATAGATAGTTTGAAGGCGTCGGGGGCTTCCGAGTTGTACCTCTTGTGCACCTTTTTCGTCACCAATCAGTTTCTTTCCCCACCAGCCCTTTGTTTGGAGTTTCGGGATAAGTTCCTTCTTGAACTGTTGAAAGGTTATACCTTCATCAAGGGCTTTCTGTACCTCTTCCCGGATATCCTGGAGCACGTCGAGCCGCATAGCTTTTGCCACAGTAAACGCCTTTGCGTGGGATTCCTGCCAAGTATCCTGCCAGTTCCACGAGAAGATATACCCCTTGGATTTAAAGTAATCTACGGCCTTTTCCGGGGGGAGACCAAATGCATAGCTTAAATCAGCACTTTTCACACTCTACTCTCCACGCTCCATGCTAAGCCTGCCCCAAAGCTCTGACACGAAGACCGCTCTGGTGAGCATTTCCTGAAGAGCCACATCATCCATTTTTGGGTATGTGTCTGAAAGTATGTTTAATATCTCCTGGTAATCGTGCCCATTTTCAATAAGATCGATTATAGGTTTTAAAATACCATTTGACTGTATCTGAAGTTCTTTCGGAGATATGGATGCCATTGCGTCATCGACAGCAGTTTGATCAGGGAAGGCCTTCTCGCCTTCGGCGTAGCTTAAACCGTTTAAACGGCTCAAGCTGCTTGAACGGTTTGAACCGGGAGTTTCTATTTCCAGGTCTCCTTCTTCAAATCCGTAAGCCTTTATGTAGTAGTCCTTGGTAAATTTGATGCCTGTATCTGTGAGGGTTTTGTCTCGCTCGGCAAGTGCCTTGTCCACATCCTCATCTTCCCACATGGAAAAAACAGGTCTTTCGCCACCGCTGAAATTGATCTCGAATATCCATTTTATAAGCTCATTAAACGTTCTTTCCACGAGCTTTTTATCGCTGTCAACTATGTCCTTGCGAACTGCCATATGAGACTGGGCGGCGGCATAGCTTCCACCTTTTACTTCTGTCGTGAGATTCTGCCCCAAGATAGCGATCGCCACTTCAGTTTTGCAAAATTCAAGCAGTTGAGAATATATTTGCGCCGATGCACTTTTCCCGGACGCCTCTTTAATATCTACCGACGAATCGTCGGGAATCACAGCCACTGCATCCTGAACCATAGCCTCCAGAATGTCTGCCAGGGCATCTGTATCGTTTTTGTCAGTACCTCTCGGTTTTTTCCCGACAATAAATGGCATACCGTATTTTTCTGTAAATATTACCCAGAATTTCAATCCCCCCCGTTTAAAGGTTATGGGCCAGAAACACCGGGAAAGCTCGGCAAAACCATATGGGTTTTGATAGGTTGCGTTATTACGGGGTAAAAGAAATTTTCTTTCCGGTAATGCTTCACCATAAATATAGTTTTCCTTCGAGCGAAATCTCAACTCGTTTTCCTGACCAAAACAGAACCATTCGGGCGGTTTTCCCACAATGGACGCAGGCAGTATATATTCCCCGGTTTTTTTCCACATTATTTCCATAGGCTGGTATCCATAGAGCACAGCGTTTAACATTTCCTCCAGGATGATCCCTACATCAAGATCGCGGAAAAGACTCTCGATAAGCTTGGCCTGCCTCGATTTTGCCTTTCCACGGTCGATACCCCATTCAAGTGACTTTACACCACTTTTTCTGCTCGACACGCAACCACCCATGTGGGCGTCGCTCAAAAGCTCCGTATACACCGTTATGTCCTTACCCATCTTTTTCAAAACAGGGTCCGGGTTTGGCAGATACATGCCCAAAGCATAGAAATCTATGGAACGCTTCCTGGATGCGATCTCTTCGGACAGTGTGGACTTTTTTTCGGATAGGCTTATAGCTGTATGTTCGTTAATCCAGAGTTTTGTGCTCATCGGCACCTCCTACCTTATAAAACTTATTGGCCCCGCCGGACATCCCCGCTCTTCCGGATCTTTGCAGACATACTGTTCAATGCCGCATCCGGGGCAACTCCACAGTGAATACCAAAAATCCTGACCGAATTGTTTCATTGTTGCACCACAGCTCCAACATTGCCGAACGGCAACAAACGGTCTTGCATTTAATTCTTCAATCGCCAATTCAAAAGCCTCAATCAATGATAATATCCTTCCATCATCCCTGACGATTCCCGCCTCTTCCTTGATGCGATGCTGGTCTCCACAGGCCCCGAGTGAGGGTCATGGGCTGCATGCATAGCCAGGGCGCAAGCCCAGAAACGGTCTGCATGGGAGTCCTCAGTGTTGGTAGCGTCAAAGCGGATATTTCCCGCTGAGGTGGTAATCTTTTTCACCGAGTGTAGATCCTCCCGTATATCCGGATCGGATGGGACATAGAGCTGCACATCTTCAACGTAAGTAAACAGCGTATGCGCCAAGTCCGATTTAACGCTATTGGTGAAGGTTACAGGTTCAACCCTGAATTTACCGAAGGCATCCATGGCTTCTTCCGCTAACTGCATGCCCAGGCCTGTTTCGTCTATACAGCAGCGGCGCATGGTACGTTGTTTTAGAATTTCAAACAGGGTTTCACGTTGAAACTTGAACTTAGCTTGTTTAAGAGTTTTGTAAATTCTCGTATAATAGATTAAGCCAAGCTTTTCCACTCCCCATATGACGGTCAAATGTTTCTTGCGGCCAATGTCTACGCCCACGAAGAAATCACCGGTAATCTTGTCCGGGGGTGTGAGGATGTCGTTTCTTTCGATCTTATCCAGCATTTCATAAGTAAGAAAGGCCGTAGCTTCATCCACGGCAACGCAGCAATATTCCTGGAGCCATGTATTTTCATCAACGCAGTTATCGTGTTGTTCGGCAACCCAGTCCGCCTTTTCTTGTTCGCCGGCCTTACGTTTGAGTATCTTGTCAACGAGTCCGTCGTTTACGGCACGGAATATATCCGTTGTATGGAGAGACCATTTCAGTTTTCCTTTCTTGACGGTATCGACAAATTTGTAATAACGACAGGACTTACCGTTGTGTGTTGAAAGTATTCGCAGGGGGAACCCCCAGGTGATGCATGGACGGGCAGCCGCCCACATCTTATCAGGATCCTCATGCCAGGCAAATTCGTCAAGAACTACCTTGCCGCCTTTAGACCTGAATGCCTTCGGATTCGATGAAAGAGCATGTATCTTTTTTCCGGAAGCAAACTCAATGACGAATGTTTTTATGTTCTTGTCCGAATCAAGAACCACCTGCCCCAGATATCGGGCGGTTTTATCGAAAAGCTTTGCCCATTGTGCGCAATATGAAATATATTCTCTGGCCGCCGATTCATCGGCAGATGAAAACCAGACATCCCAGAGACCCCTTGCCGCTTCGCTCGTATCCTCATACGATTGAACATAAGTAGCGCCTATTCTCCTGGATTTTTCCCATATTTTTACCGTGCTTTTATCTCTTAGCCAATCCGTTTGATACTGGAGGAAATATTTCCCTTCATTCAATGCCAAGCACTTCCCTTTCTATAAGCTTCAGCACATCTTCGCTCAAGCCTGTTTTTGTTACATCCATTCCCTTTTTCTGCACCACGTCCTCGTAATCTTTGACCTTGGTAATGAGAGGCAGCAGCCTTGTAAAGGCATACATGCGACCGGGGTCCACCTTTTGCTTGTTCTCCATGTCTTCTTTAATGTTTTGCATGAGTTTGCGGGCAAACTCATATAATTCTTCGTGGAATGCTTCTTTGCTTTTAATATGTTGCAGACGTTTGATGTCCCAGTCGCCTTCGTCTTTCCAGAGGCGCACCGTTTTTTCTGCCAGGCGCAGCCGGGATGCAACCTCAGAAATAGTACATTGCTCAACCACATAAAGCCTTTCTGCCTCGTTGAAATAAAGCTGTCTCTTAGCCATTGAATGCCTCTTCCATCTCCGCAATACGTTTCTTTAGTTCGACCATCGCGTTGTAGATGATGTATAGACGATTCATTGAAGCCTTTGCCTCGGGGATTTTGAGCTTTGTAATATCATCTTCGTATGGGTTAAGATTTGTCCTGATTGAAATTATTAAGCCTGAGGACTCAAGATCAAGTTCTTTTAAACGGTGTTTGCAATCGGCAAGCTGCCCCTTGAGCAGCATGATTTCCTGATTCATTTTCCACTCTCCTTTCGCGCCACCGGGCAGAATTGATTTTGATCCATTTTTGTCTCCAAACGTGCAAGACATGCTCCGTGGTATTCGAGTGTATCGATAAATTTCTGCAACATTTCGAAATTATGTCGTTCACGTTCCTGTTGCGCCTCAATTATCCCGGAAAACAATTTCACCTGGCTTTTGTGGTAGGCGTACCAGATAACGAAGACAATGCCCGCAACGCCTGCCTGTTTCAGTATCTCTACGAAAATTCCTGCATCCGACGACATATAAAAACCCCCTGCTGTTTCGGCATTAAACCTGTCCCCCGACAGGCGGGCAGCTTTCACTCGTTCTAACCTTATTCTTTATTATTCTCTTCTGAATAGTTCAGAAGAATTATTATTCGGGCTTATTTTAAAATCAGTACATGAACATCGAAATACGAGCAAATGGAGGGAACCATGTGGTTTGAGGTATTCAAAGCAGGCACTCACCAGGACTCGGCAGGAAATGAACGAACCTGGTCGGAAGCCGACCTTGACACAATCGTGTCGAAATATAATCCTTCCGAGCATGAAGCGCCTATTGTCATAGGCCACCCGAAGGATAACGCTCCGGCCTGGGGATGGGTTGAAGGATTGAAAAGGGAAGGAACAAGGCTTCTCGCAAAGGCAAAAGATGTGGTGCCAGAATTCAAGGAGATGGTGAACAAGGGGCTTTTCAAAAAACGATCTATTTCGCTCTATCCCGATCTGACCCTGCGTCATGTAGGATTTTTAGGAGCCATGCCGCCAGCGGTAAAAGGTTTGGCAGACGTCCAGTTCTCTGAAGATAATCTCACCACAATTGAATTTGAGGAGTACCGGATGCCGATGATCGGGAGGATATTTCAAAGGCTCCGTGAATGGCTCATCGAGAAGTTCGATACCGATACTGCCGACAGAATTATAGATTCCTGGGAGATCGATGAGCTAAAAAAAGACGTTCCCCAGGATGAAATGTCAACGACTGCCTTCGGGGAAGGCAAAAAATCCAAGGAGGATGAAGATATGGATAAGGTTGCAGAGCTTGAAGCAAAGATCAAGCAACTGGAAAAAGACGTCTCCGATTATTCGGAGAAGGATAAGACAAAAGAACAGCAGATCGCAAGCCTGAAGCAGGAACTGGAAAAAGAAAGGGCCGAAAAACGGAAAACGGATTTCAACACATACTGCGACGGACTTGTGAGGGACGGCAAGCTCACACCGGCGCAAAAAGTCTTGGCTGTTGATTTTATGGAGATACTTTCCGGCACCGCCGAATATGAATTCACCGAGGGTGACGGCAAGGCAAAAAAGGCTCCTTTAGAGGCGTTTAAAACCTTTTTAACCGCCCTTCCAAAGCAGGTGGAATTCAAGGAAACGGCAACGAAGGATAAGGCTTCCCCTCTCACCGGCAAAACGGCAGAGAAAATCGAAGCCCTGATCCAGGACAAACTAAAAGCGGACAAAACACTGAATTACAACGAAGCGCTCACGCTGGTGCAGAAAGAAAATCCTCAGTTGGCAGAGGAATATGCCACAGAGATTAAAGGATAAGGAGGGTTAGGCGATGGCAAAAGAGCTACCGGTATTAAGAGAAAGTTATGTAGCCCTTGAGGATTTGAGCGACGATCAGTACAAGTTTGTCGTTTTGACATCCACAGGGGTCAGGCGTCCTGACAGCGAAACCGAAATTTGTCAGGGCATTTTACAGAATGCGCCTGCCGCAGGGGAGGCAGCCGTGGTTATGGAACTCGGCGTCAGCAAGCTTCAGATGAACGCCGCCCTCGGTGTCGGTTCCTGGGTAAAGGCTGAGTATGTGAGTGCATCCGATGCAGGAAAAGGCAAGGACGCCTCTATGGCCCTGGCCTATGCAAGGGCTTTTGTACTTGAAGCCGCAGAAGCCGAAGACGACCTGGCAACGGTATTGCTGTGCGGCCCTGTCCCGGCTATTACCGCAGTTCCGTGGCAGCAGGCCACAGTTACCACAAAAACAACCGCAGGGGCTGTGACCTATACGGCAGCAGAGCTGCTCGGCGGTCTCGTCCTCCGTGATCCGAACGGGGCAAACCGCTCCGATGTGTCCCCCACGGCGGCGTTGATCGTGGCAGGCATTCAGGGCGTCGTTGCGAGCAGTTGCTTTGAATTCGAGATACGCAACACCGCTGACGGAGACGAGGTAATCACTCTGACCGCAGGGGCGGGTGTTACGCTTTCCGGCGATATGACCGTCAAGAGATACAACTCCAGAAGGTTCCTCGCCGTTGTCACTAATGCGGGATCGGGCACCGAAGCAGTGACCATTTACAGCCTCGGCTCTCTGCCGAATAAGGCTACTGAAGCTTTATACGGCGTAGTGGCGGCAGGAAGCCACACAACCACCGGTGGAGGGGCAGCGGAAGACATCGAGGTGACAGGGATGCTTGAAACGGATGTACCAATTGTCACTGTCCAGGATGACGGCACAAACAACAGGACGCTCCTTGCGTCGAAGGCAAAGGCAGGCGGAGGAAACATTACCTGTACGTTCTCCGGAGACCCAGGCGCCGACCTGATTGTAAATTACATCGTGCTCAGAGCACTCGCATAAAAAAAGAGGAGGGATAGAATATGCCAGATCCAATCGTAAAAGAACTTTTAATAGCCGGGCCGCTGCAGAATGTAAGTGTTGCGTACCGGAATAAGAGCTACATAGCCGACAGGGTCTTCCGGATTCTCGACAAGGTCGACCCGAAGGCGAAGATAGCCAGGTACCTCAAGGGCTCCTGGTTCAGAGACGAAGCGGCGATCCGTGGAGCCGGAGGGGAAGCCCCGAGAGGCACCTACAAGGTTGACTTTTTGTCCATAGCGACAAAGGAATACGCCTTTGCAAAAGAGGTGACCGACGAGGACAGGAGATTTGCAAAATCCCAGATGGCCCCTCCCCTGAAACCGGATCAGGACGCTATAGAATTCTGCGCCGACAAGATAGACCTCTCCAAGGAGCGGAGGGTCGCGGCGCTGGTCAAGGAAAGCTCCTGGATAGACGGCAACGGCGCAGGCGGCGAAGATGCCGAAGGGCTGTGGTCTCCCACGGGAGCTACAAACACCTTCCTGCCCGATATCGCCAAGGCGAAAAAGGCGATCCAGAGCAAAACGGGCTTGACCCCTAACGTGCTCCTCATAGATTATGCAACCTATGAAGCACTGAAAGAGGTGGAAGCCATCCTCGACAAAATCAAGTACACCGAAAGGGGAGTGCTGACAAAAGACATTCTCGCGGCCATCCTTGACCTTGAGGAAGTGATCGTCGGCGAATCCATCGTCAATACGGCGAAGGAGACCAAAGCCGGAACGGAATTCACCGCCTCCTATGTATGGGAAGTGAACGCCGGTAAGGGCATGGGGTTTGTCTTCTACAGACCGGCCTCTCCAGGACTCAAGGTACCATCGGCGGGATACCAGGCGCGGGTTGCCTATGAAGACGGCCAGGCTCGTCGTACCACGACATGGAGAGAACCGTCCAGACATCAGGACGTCTACGAAGTGGCCGAAGAGACGGACATTGTCCAGACCGGAGCCGATCTGGGCTATATGTTCAAAGATACCTTTGCAACGTAAGGAGAGCAAAAGCAATGGCATATAGCACCCTTGACGACATTAAAAAACTGCTTCCCGAAGAGAACCTCATTCAGCTTACCGACGATGCGGGGAGCGGCGTCGTTGACACCGACGTGGTGGATGATGCCATTGATTACGCCGATCAGCTCATAGACGGATATTTACGGGGGAGGTACACCCTCCCCCTTTCCACTGTGCCGTCGTTTTTGAAGAAGCTGTCCATAGACCTGGTTATTTTTTATCTCTATGGCAGGCGTCCGGAAATTGGAAATGACAACGTTGCGAAGAAATATGTCAACACGGTGAAACTCCTTGAGCAGATTCAGGCGGGGAAGATTTCTCTGGGGCCCGACGAATCCGGTGGGGACATAGCAGGCAAAGAGGAATACAGAACGAACAAAACATCCGATGACAGAACTTTTTCAAAAACCGCTTTAGATGCGTTTTAAAGAGGTTTTGTCGCCGGGTATAGGGTTTGTTACATATGTTCCTGAAAAAAGCGATTCTAAAAGAGTTTAAAAAGGGTGTAGGGGATTTTTCTTAGGGCAGGGAGGACGGAAAAATGGTTAGCAGGAGGAAATGGCAGATTTTAAAATACGCTTTGAGGTTCGGAATTACCCTGGCGATAGTGCTGCCTATTCTTTTTATTACCCAGGGAGCAAATGCCATCAAGGTCTTTACCTTTAAATTGTGTCTCTCCGTGGCAGGCCTCGGTCTTGCCGAACTTTTATGGTTGTTTTACTTTAAACCGGTTTTTCATAAAACCGAGGAGTTATCTCAGTATGAGAAAAGGACAATATTATTCTTTCGCGGCATCCTGTATGCTGCTCTTATCCTTGCTCTTACCCTGGGACTGTAATGCCCTGGATAGATGCCTGAAATTCAGGAATTCCGTAATTCGTGAATCCAGGTATTTTGTCGGCATCGATGCTCCGTGGCATCTTTTTCTTGGACAGATAGAGCAGGAAAGCCGATGCAACGAAGGCATAACTGCCTTTGACGGCGGCATGGGACTGGGGCAATTCATGCCTGAGACGGCAGACTGGATACAGGAACGCGAAAAGGCCTTACAGGATATCTCTATTGAGCCGCTGCCCTATGATCCCCGGTGGTCGATCAGGGCGCTTATTCTTTATGATCACTGGCTCCACGGCATAGTTACATGCCGTGACTGGCATTATGCCTTCCGTGCATACAACGGGGGAGCGGGGAACATAAACAAGGAAATACGCCTGGCCGCCTCATGCGAATACCCTCTTGTCGAGCAGCAGTGCAAAAGAAAGCTCATCAAACTCAAAAACGGCAGACACCTCGACATGTGCCGGGTCAATATCGAATATCCATATCTGGTTTATCAGAAAGGGGGCAGGTATCGATGATTGTTGCGATCTGCACAGCTATTCTTGTTTTGGGCATACTGGATTATCTCACAACGAGAAAGATTCTAAAAAACGGGGGGGTTGAACTCAACCCGGTCATGAAGTGGTGCATCGAAAAAAACCTTTTCATACCAGTCAAGGCAATGTTTACGTTATTTGTTGCCGGGTTAATTTACTCTTTCGGGAAGAACAACCATGTGGTGGCAATAGCAGGTCTTGTGATTGTGGCGGGTTATGTCTGGATCGTATGGCATAACTGGAGGCAATTACCATGATGCCGTATCTTACGATATTGAGGGTCATATGGCCGTATCTGATAGCTGCCGCAATAGGCGGCGCTGTTGTGGGAAAAATTCAGCAGATCAGGATAAACCATGTAACAGCGGATTTACAGACAGCCAGACAGGAATTGTCCGTATGTCAGGACGTGAACAAGACGAATCAAAACAGTATTGAAAGCCTGAAAAAAGAGGTTAAAGCCGCTTATTCCGCATGTGACTCACGGTTGCAAATTAAAGACAAGACGCTCCGCAACATTCAAAGAATAGACGCCATACCGGGCAAGCATGGATCGGGGACGCTCCTCAAGCGAGAAGAGCGAGGAACATCCCCGCAATTAGCGGACAGACAAAAAGGGGCTGCAGATGAAAAAATTAATGATTCCTCTGGTACTTCTGATGCTCTCCTTAATGAGCTTAACAGGATGTACCCAGGGGAACCAGATCGTCAAAACTGAATATATTCGGCAGGAAATACCGTCTATTCCGGCGCCACCGGAATATTATCCGGTCTCGTTCATTGGACGGGATGAATACTATTGCATCGATGCGGAGAACGCCAAGAACCTGCTCAAGAACCGCGAACTGTATAAGGGATACGAAGAGGAGTTGAAGGGCATTCTTAATCAACTGAAAGGATCGATGCCGTGAATATCTCGGAAATGGAAGACCAGCTAATATCGACAATAGAAGGTTTACATTTATTCCGTTTGGTTGGTTCACTCGGAAGAAAGGGATATCCGCAAACTCTCAATTACCCCTGCGCCTTTGTTTATTTCGCCGGGGACGAAAACACGAAGTCCAACCCGAGGCCTGTATATGTTGTGAATTATGAAGTCCTGATCGTATGCAAAAATTTGTCGTTGAACCCGGAAAAGGAAGCAGCTAAAGATGCCTACGTTCTTCTTGAGGCAGTAGAGCAGGCCATAAACGGCAAACAACTATCTATATCTGACATTGAGCCGTGGATGTGTATGTCACGTGAGCTTTATGAATATGAAAATGGTGTCATCAGCTATGTGGTGAAATTTCAGACACGGCATTATTTACCGGTACCGGCACCGGATTAAAGAGTTTATAGCGTTAAACGCAACAAGCGCAATGAACGCTAAAAAAAGGAGGGGACAATGGATAGACAACCAGGATCATACAGGACGGCAGCAAAGGGCAAACCGCAAAAAGAAAATCTCAACGATGAGGCGATGGCGGCAAGACTCGGTAAGACATGCACAAAACAGGAAGATGTTGAAGCGGTCGGGATACCCGTTGAAGGGATGGACAGACAGCCAGGCACGTACCGTTACGACATTAATAAACAAGAGTTTGTGCCGAATACAGCTAAAGATAGAAGATTAGAAGATTAGAGGGTTGGAAGTTTAGCTACACCTCTACACATCTAATCATCTAAACATCTAAATAAAGGAGGTAAATGACGATGAGTCTTGAAGAAAAACAATTGATATTAGCAAAGGTGGAGTCGATATACGGCAATGACCCGACACCTACGATTATCGCAAATGCACTTTTGACCGGCAAGGTATCTATCGAAATAGTAGATGCCAGCAGGGAACGGAAGGTAATGCTGCCATATTTCGGATCGCTGCAGAAAATCCCGCTGGGCGAAGGCGTCAAAATATCCTTCCCGGTCGAAGTCAGGGGCTCGGGCGCAGCCACAACACCGCCCAGGCTGGCGGCATTGTTGCGTGCGGCAAACTTGACCGAAGCTATCGGCGGGTCATATGTTGATTATGATCCTAACTCGTCTGCGGACGGCGAGTCCTGCACCATCTGGTTTTACCAGGACGGCATACTCTGGAAAGTGCTCGGGTGTATGGCGGAGAGCATAAAGCTCACTGCAAAGGCAAATGAAATTGCAATGCTTGAATTCTCATTGGTAGGACTTTGGGGCGGCAAGGCATCTATTACGGATGTATCATTTCCAGCTCCTACGTTCGAGGCAACAGCGATTATTCCGCCGGTGTTCAGGAGTGCAACATTTACCGTACACACCTATGCGGGCATAATAAGTAATCTCGAATTGACCATAAAAAATAAGATTGCCAAGCGCCTGTCTGCAAATGCCGCAAACGGCATATACAGGTACAGCATTGTGGGCAGAGAGGTTGAGGGAAGCGTTGACCCGGAACTGGTTGCGCTCTCGTCGTTTAATCCTTTTGATTTGTGGGCGGACGGGGACGCAGGGACAATCGCTGCAACGATTGGCTCAGCAGCCGGCAATCAGTATGTGATCACTGTAAGCAACACGGTGCTCACCCCTCCGAAACTGGGGGGCAGGGAAGGTATGGCGACATATGCGCTGGCATTTACCGCGCATCCGACACTTGCAGCGGGTAACGGAGAGATAAAGATAAGACATTCATAGCGGATAGCTTGATAGCTTGCAGGCTTGCCAGCTTGATAGCTCCACGCTAATAAAAGAGGAGGTAGCATGAGAGACCTTGAAACATCCGACAGAAACATAATAACCATAAGCGATGCAAGGAGCGGCACAGAGATAGAGCTGTATTACCGGAATCCCACTACGCAGGAAGAGGTCGAATACCAGACAAAGCTCTACAAGCGCAAAGGAAACAAGCTGCTTTTGAACCCAAGGGTTAAAATTGACCTCGGGATTCAGATATTAACCGGGTTCAGAGAGGGCGATTTCGGCGTGTCCGGGAAGCCCATATCGTCCGATCCGAATAATTCCAACTACCGCCCGGACTGGAAGGACCTTGTAAAGAGAACAGCAGGCGACATTATCTCCACATTTGCAACGGTAGTCTTTGAGGGGGCGCGTGTTGCGTCAGATACCGACGTGGAAGTCGAAACAGTTATAGAGGGGGACGATGTCCTCCCTTTGGAGAGGAACTAAGGAGGCTCAACGCCCGATGCACGCCGGAAAAGAAAAAGAAGTGTCTCGCAACATCCGGGTCGCTGCTCGCTGCAAAATGCGCTCAATGCGATGGGAGAGAACCCTATGAACCGAGTGAGTGGTTCGCACATGTCTGGTATCTGTACCGTCTGCAGCGTGCGGGATATCCCTTTACGGCAAACGAGCTATCAGTTGCGGAATGGATGGACATCGGCGTATTGCGAGATGAAATGGAGAGAATGGAACGGTTTGCTACTGCATCCGTGTCGAGATGAACGCGGCAACGAGAAAAAGGATGCCCATTATAATTTCGGATGCGGCAAAAAAGGCGCCGGCGGCAATAAAAAGCGAAACCGTCAGGAAACTTTTAAAAAAGGCAAGGCCTACGCGAGCAATCATATAAGGAGTATAGCACAATCATGAACGCTGTCAACATTGTTATTCAGGCCGACAATAAGGGCGCAATATCCGTATTGCAGAAGACGGAAAGCGGGTTAAAAAGTCTGCAAACGTCGGCTACAAGCCTGACAAGCGCCATACCTGCGCTGAATGGCGGTTTCCAAAGTATGATAAACAGTCTCGGTAAGGTGTACCTCGCCTATAAGGCGCTCGACATTATGAAAGATTCGGCTATGCTTACCGCCCGCGTCGAAACGCTCGGCATTGTAATGCAGCAGGTCGGCAAAAATGCCGGCTACAGCAAGGCCGAAGTGGAGGCATATTCGGAAGGCGTGCGTAAAATGGGTATTACAACCCAGGAGGCAAATCAGACGGTTATCCGCATGATGCAGGCGCACCTTGATCTGACAAAATCTCAGGAGCTTGCCAGGGTCGCCCAGGATGCGGCTGTTATCGGCAATATCAATTCCTCTGAGGCATTGCAACGCCTGATGCATGGGATTACAACTCTACAGCCTGAAATATTGCGGACAGTGGGTATTACTGTTGAATTCGAATCGGCGTATAGGCAGTTTGCGTCTTCGGTGGGCAGAACAGCAGAGTCTTTATCCTCTCAGGAAAAGCAGCAAATAGCGCTTAATCTTGTCCTTGCCCGGGGCAAGGATATAGCAGGATCGTATGAAGCGGCGATGGGAACCGTCGGCAAGCTCATGACATCGCTGCCACGATTCATAGAGGAAGTAAAATTAAAATTTGGCGAACTGTTTCAACCTGCGCTGGGCATTATAATTGAAGGGCTTATTGAAAAGTTCAGATCATGGGAGCGGACTTTGGCGGAATTGAAGGCCTCCGGGGATATTGCACGATGGGCGGACAATATCAAAACAGGCTTCGCAGTCGCTGCCGGGTCGGTTGAAAACCTGTGGAAAGCTGCAAAAACAACAATATCAATCATAGGCGAATTGAAGGAGATGATTATTGCCGCATCGGCGGCTATGGGATCATATTTTGTTATGCAGGCGGTAGCATCCGCCGCAGCCGCAGCAAAGTTTGCAACACAGATTAAGGAGCTGACGATAGTCGTTGAAATACTTGCATATCGATCACTAACCGCCCTTGCAACACCGGCGGGTATAGTTGCCGCTGCCCTTGGTGCGCTGACATATGTTGTTATCAACCATTATCAAGAACAACGGGCCGCTGAACTGGAAATGGAGAATTTTAAAAAATCATTATCATCATTTTCTGCTGATGCGAACACTCAGGCATTAATTGATCAGCTTGAAATTACCGCTTTGGAGATTGAGGCAGTCGGAGGGGCATCTGATGCGACCAGGCAGAAGATACATATGTTGAAACAGGTCATGTCCGGCGGGTCGGAAGGATCGCAGAAGGATTGGTGGAAGGGAATTGTTAACTATATGGACATCGGAGGCGGCAAGGCAACCCCTGCGCCGACACAGGACTTAAAGAAAACGCAGGACGTAAATAAGAAGATTCATGAAGAGATCGCAAAGCTCACTATGACAGAGATTGAGCACATACATCACCGTGCCGCTGAATTTGCAAAAGAGGGCGCAGACAAGGTAAAAGTCGCACAATGGACTACCGCGCAGCTTGCAAAATACTGGGCGGAATACGACGAAAAGACGCAGGAAAGAATAAAAAAGGCATATGAAGAAGAGCAGAAACTCACAGACAAGCTTGTTCTGCTCAACCTGCAAACCAAAAACAAATTATTCGATCTGGAAGCGGCGCATCAGGCTAAGGTGTTCGATTGGAATGCAAAGGCAGGCAGATTGAACGAAGAAGCCCTCGCCGTCAAAAAGAATGAGCTACAGGTTCAAGCCCTGCAAAATAAACAGGCCGAATTGACATTAACCCTGCAGCAGCTTGGATATGTAGAAGAAATGCTATATCCGTCAGAGAAGATGCTTGAGCTTTTGAAAGACAGGGAAATCATTACACGACAGATAAAAAATACCGAGGAGTCCCTCATATTTGATGTCCTTGATATACACATTGCAAAACAAAAAGAACTTAATGACCTGCTTAAAAATCAGGCAGATTACAGGAAAAAAGGCTATGACGACACCTGGGTGCAGATGATGGATATGGCAAATCAGGTGGGCGGGGAGGCAGGAGCGGGCCTCGGGAAGCTCGGCTCCTCGATCAAGGGCATGGCCGATATCGCAACGGGCAAAGACCCTTACTCGCAGAGATACCAGGAAGCGTTAAAAAATTATAACGATATGAAAGCTATCAGTGAACAGCAATATATTGATGAATTCACGCAATTGCAATTCTACAATCAAATGAAACTCGCCGAAGAACAGATGTATACACAACAACGACTTGCTTTAGTCGGTAATAGTTTCGGGGCTATGGCTGGTATGGCACAGGCATTCTATGCATTGTCCGGCAGTCAAAGCAAAGCTGCATTTAATGCATATAAGGCATTTGCAATCGCACAGGCAACAATGGACACATACATGATGGCTGTTGGTGCGTATAAGCAGGCAATGGGTCTGCCTCCTCCATTTGGACAGGCTATGGCCCCGATATGGGCCGGAATGGCCATTGCGTTCGGCATGGCACGTATAGCGGCTATCGCATCTCAGCAGCCGGGGGGTGGAGCAACAACCGCTGCAACACCATCAGGCGGAGGCGGATATGCATACAATACTCCCACTACAAACACCTGGGAGGCGACAGAGACAAAGCAGTCCGAGCGGCCTATGGTGATTAATGTACATATCGCCGGTAATGTCGTTGACCATGACGCCTTCGCCCGCGAGATTATCCCCTCCATACAAAAGGCCGTTGAAGACAATATGAGGATATAATGCAAACCCCTATAATATTATACGATAACAGGCTTACAGATGGCACACCCGCAGCGACAGACACGGCAACCGGATATGATATACTTAATATAATCGACTTGCGGCCATATACGTTCTGGAAGGGTGCAAGTTCGGGGACAAAATATATAACAGTAAATTGCGGCTCTGCAAAAAGCGCAGACTGCCTTGCAATAATCGGCCACAATCTTTACACCGCAGGCGCAACCGTATCCGTAGAGTCATCACCAGACAATGCAACCTGGACAGAACGGCTGGCGGGTTTTGTCCCGACATCCGACAAGGCGCTCCTGAAAAAATTTACCTCCGCATCAGCACAGTATTGGCGCATCAAGATAGTTACGGCGGCCGTTGCCGCATATGTAGCGGTTGCTTTTCTTGGTGTTAAGATACAGTTCGATTATCCACCGGAGACCCCCTATCCTCCATATTCAGAAACCCCGGTTGCAGATGTAAAACGTAATAAAAACGGCCACATCCTCGGTGCATCAACATATAACCCAATGCTTGAATTGACGGCGCAGTTCGGTTTTGTTTCTCGGACATGGCTGGACGCATATTTTATTCCCTTCTGGCAAAACCATGCGCGGCTTTTCAAGCCGTTCTTTTTCGCCTGGGATCTCGATACCTACCCTGCGGATGTGTTTTTTGTATCAATAGATGACAAAATGGCCCTTGAAACCCCGTTTTCCATCCTGGCGTACGTTGACGCAATATCCCTTACCATGAGAGGCGTGCGCGAGGTATGACATACGATACATACAAAAATGCATTATCGCGTTATCCGGTCGAGATGGCCATCATCACGCTCGATTATTGCAACAATACAATAGGGACAAGTCCGTGCGCGGCAATAGACTGGTGCGGGAAACCGGGCTTGTATTGCGGCCTGGCAACCGCATACTGCGGCGGCATACAGGGGCGCTGCTACAATACATATGGGACATGCAAAGACAAAACACACTTCAGCAAAGGGACAAAAGACTATATATTTACATCGAATAATGCGCCGTTGCCTTTCAAGACAGGCGAGCGGCCGTATATCAAAGAGGTTAAGCACCTGCCTACAGAAATCAAGACCAGTTTGACGGTCGCCGGGCGGGTGAATGTCACCATGTACGATGAGCCGGATACGGACATAGGCATAGACCCGTACGTATCCACAAGGCCATCCGTACAGGGCTCATTCTGGCGTAAGCTGATTGCGCGGAATCCGAACTATGCAGGCAGGCGCATCAGGTTGTATCAGGGGTTCTACGGCCTTGCATATGCGGATTTTGAGCAAAAGTTCGAGGGGGCTATCGATAGCATTACCGTCAAGGAATCAGGTACAGTGACAATTGAATGTGCCGACTTGCTTAAATCCCTGTCGAAAATTGAAATCCCTCCAAAACTGAACATAAAACTGGCCGCTGCAATGACAGCAACGCAGACAACAGTATCTGTATCAGACGGCACAGCCCTTGACGCAGCAGACGGATATATCAGGATAGGCGACGAGGTCATATCATACACGACAAAAACAGGCAATCAGTTGACAGGGTGTGTGAGGGGTCGTTTCGGTACGTCGGCTGCGACGCACAGCCAGGATGACAAGATTCAGAAATGCCGCTATTATGAGCCGCAAAGCCCGTACGATATACTTGTTGATATGCTGCTTGTTGATGCGGGTATAGACCCTGCATATGTTGATGACGCTGCATATACTGCGTTGAAAGCGTTTGATGTATCTATGGTGGACTTCTCGGCGCTTATCAGCGAGCCGACAAAGCTCGATACGCTCTATTACGAGATTATCGATCTGATAGATTGCAAGTCCTGGATGGGCGAAGACCTGAAAATAACAATCGCAAAAAATCTGCCTAATTATCCTGGCCGGGTGTATCAGATATTTACGGACGATGAAAACATTATCGCCGATTCCGACAGTATTGATCTCAATGCCGCATCGCGCAAAAGCAGGGTATCGATTTACTGGGATAAAACACTCACGGGGAAGGTCGATGAGGCGTCAAGCTATGCGCGGCTCGATGTTGCTGTTGATGCCGAAGGCGAAAGCGCAAATATGTATAATGAATCACTGGAAAAAAAGATTATGTGCAGATGGCTCAGATCAGATTATATGAATGAGGATTTGGTTGTCAGATATGTGGCGAATTTATCAAAGCGTATATTGAGGATGTTGAAAAACCCCCAGCCTATATATACATTTGCCGTTGAGCTGAAGGACACGTCGGTAAAAACAGGGGCGTTCGTAAGGATTACAACTGATAAGATTTTGGGTATTGACGGCAATTTATTGTCCAGGCACGTATATCAGATAATAAAACGCGAACCAAAAGGTAATGAAATTGTGTTGAAAGCTCTGAAATACCCGGGTAAAAAGCTGTTTTTTGTCGGCGCGAATACCCTGCCTGATTTTACAAGCGCCAGTGAAGCTGAGCAGGAGTCCGGTTTTATAACGGATGCGGTCGGCCAGATGAGCGACTGGAGCGAGGGGTATGTGTTGTATTGAAGCTTGATAGCTCCACGCTAATAAAAGGAGGAATAGATGGCATATGATGCGATATTGTCCGCGGAAGTGGATGTAGACAGCCCGGGCAAGGCCGAACTATTTCAAAAGATAAAAGACAATTTTGATTATTTATATTCTTTGATAGGCGGCCCCGTGGAAGTGCCGAACGGGTCATTCGAAATAGATACCGACGCAGACGGCGTGCCGGACAACTGGACACTCAATCTGTATGCAGGCGGGTCTGCGGCATTCGACACAACGACTCCGGCGCATGGGGCGAAGGCATATAAATTTACCCGGGCATCAGGGGCCGGCAACGGCGGCGGATACCTTGAATCCGGTTATATGGAGTGCAGCCCTATAGGCGTGTGCATGATAGGCTTCAGCATAAAATCATCTGCGGCGGGCTTGAAAAATATCGTTAAAATCAGATATTTCGACAAAGACAAGGTTTACATATCAGATCAGGACGTATATTCATCCACATCCAACCCTACATCGTGGACAAGATATCAGTATTCAATGACCATCCCGGCAACTGCGATGTACTACAAAATCCGCCTGATCGGGGGTTATACAGATACGGACGTGGCAGGCGATACGCATTATGACGATGTTGCAATTAGTAATAAGGTTGTCAATCAGTCGATGCTGAAGACCACCACCGGGCAGGTGGGAGGCGCAACCGGTCATTACGGCACCCCGGGCGGAGAGTATGCGTTCATGCCGTCTTTTATAGCCGGCACCCACGACCCGGCTACAGCCATGTTTGTCAACGCCGGTGATTGTTATGGCTCGTGGATGGCCTTAATATACCTGGCACATGGGGATATGTATGCTCAATGTCGTTACGTAACATCATCAGGTACGGAATATTGGGTGTTTGTGCTGTACGATAAGCACCAGCATAAAATACTGGCGTCATATGCCGCCCCTGATCATCCATGCTACGGCAATGGCGGTGATGAAAATGCAGTGCCTCATCCGTTCCCGGATTATTACGGCACCCCGCTGCCTGACAATCTGGAAATATGTCTGCTCGATATGGTCACGATAAATGAGTTGAGACGCAGATCTGATTTGGAAAAACGCATTATCCCGATGCTGCTTGCCGAGTATGACGTTGATATGTCCGAGGATATAGAATTTGTGCCGCGAGATATCGATGGCCACAGAACGCTAATGTCCAAGCCGGATTGTTATACGGTCCGCAGATTATTAAAAAAGGAGGTGTAACGTGCCGACAATACCCATACCGAACAGCAGGTTGAGCGGCGCATTTCTTGACGCAGGCGACCCGGATGAATATGGCGTCACGGTAACGCACAATAGAAATGATGAGGCAACCAACAAGCGCTATCCATATTGTGATGACACGTCGTTCTATTGCGGAGACGGATCAATATGTAATCAGGAAGAATGGCTGTAAAAGAGTTTATAGAGTTTATAGCGTTTATAGCGTTAAACGCAACAAACGCGATAACGCAATGAACGCAACAAACACTAAAGGAGGAAATTAGTATGAAGGGATGCCCTAAAGTTATCGGCACGAAACAGGATATTTACAACCTTGCTGATCTCGCCCGTCAGGACGATGAAATCAAAGACCAGCTTATTGGGATGCTCGACAATCTGATTGCGACGAGGCGGCATCTGGTCATAAAGCCGGAATCAGTTGAAAAGCCGACCGAGGAGCAAACTCCCGACGATTACGAGCTGGTCGATAACCCTAATGCCGACATCATCCGGCTTGGCGTTACGGAAGATGAGATTAATCAGATTAAAGCACAATTAGAGGAGGTTTAACATGATACTATGGAAAAATGACCCGGCATATTTGCTGAATGCTGACAACATACACAAATCTGTTGCAGACATAATCGATTTCTCCGGCGGGAACTATTTGATTCGGAAGTCAGGCGAGACGGCAAAACTGGAAATTGCGGCCAACACCAAATTTGCCATCAACAACAATGGGACGCTTAAAGTTTTTGATATTGGGTCCTCTGCAAAAGAGCTTGTCGAGGGCGACCTCGATACCGGTGTATTTGCCGTAGGTATAGATTATTATGTTTATCTGCACGATGATGGAGCGGATGCGGAAGTTATTATTATATCTGCAAATTCAACATATCCTTCATCTCATGGATGCGATGCAAACAACACCCGCAAGATCGGCGGGTTTCATTATGGTTATGAGAGGGTATCATATACTGTTGCGGACGTGCGAGCTGCAATCCTGCCTAATTCGGTGTGGGATCTAAAACATCGCCCTAAATGCACTCCGGAGGGTATGGCTTACATCGGTGGCGGTGTCTGGGTTGATATATACCTTGCATCGGTCAACGAAGCAATTACGTTCAGCAACGGCAATGGCTCGCCTATAACAGCGGGATCGTGCAAGTCTAAATATGGCGATACCCCTCTTACCGGTACAGAGGGCTTGTCAGGTTATAACTTTATTGAGCTTGCCCGCAGATCAGGGAAGAGGCTACTAACGTACGGAGAATGGCTACAATCGGCTCATGGCCACCCTGCAGGCGATGAGTTTGCCGGCAATACATCGACCAGGGGTACAAACGGAGAGGACGCAGACATAGGCGCTGTAAGCTTTGCCAATATTGTGGATTGTGCCCGAAAACTCTGGCAATGGCTGGATGAATTTACAATTGCTCAAGACAGTACGTCATGGGCCTGGCAAACCCCAATGGCCGGTATGAACGTAGGGCAGCTCTATTTGCCGAATGCAACCGGCCTAAGACAGTTTATCGTTGGTGGCGATTGGAGCAACGGTGCGGGCACAGGTTCTCGCACGGTGGACTTGAACAACTACCCGTGGGACGTGAACGCGAACATTGGCTCTCGCTTTGCCTGTGACTCTCTGTAATCTGTTGTCTGTTTATCTGTTTTGTTTTTTTGTTTCCCGCGACGCGGGCCGCGACAATTTTTTTTGAAAGGGGGTGGCAATTAAGATTATAATAGGGACGTGGACAATCTCATCATTTATCAAAAAGTTTATGATTTTACGTTGTACCTCTTCCCTGTTGTAGACAGGTTTCCAAAGCATGAGAAATTTGTGCTTTGCACACATATTAAATCATGTGTTCTGGATATTATGAGGCTGATCATTCAGGCCAACAAATCCAGAAATAAAAGACCTGTACTGTATGATATTGATGTTAAGATTGAGGAGCTAAGGTTTTTGTTAAGACTGGCGCATGATAGGAAATACCTTGCCCATAAGAGTTATGAACATAGCGGCAAACTGGTTATGGAAATTGGAAGATTATTGGGAGGATGGATTAAAAGTGTGGGCTAAGAACGTTGGTGGCAATTGGAGCAACGGTGCGAACACAGGTTCTCGCACGGTGAACTTGAACAACTACCCGTGGAACGTGAACACGAACATTGGCTCTCGCTTTGCCTGTGAGTGTATCGTTTATAGAGCTGGTATCTCCACGGAGTGCCAGCCAGTGATTGGTATACAGTCAGGTTCTTAGTCCCTGTTTCCGCCTTGGTGGAAGCAAAAATTGAACAGGTTACGCGTGGTGAGTATGGGTTAATCCCGCAAAATTGTGCGTGCCGATTCGGTTAGTCATAGCTCCGCACACTGCGGAGAGTTATCGTACCCGAAATTTTGAAGCAATGGCGGTTAGATGGCAACCCCCAAACAGGGGGATCTGCCAGACCCGAAAAGACCGTAAGGCTTTAAAAATTTCGGGTTTTTGTTTTGGAGGCTAACCGATGAAAGAAAATTTGGATAAGAGCAAAGATTGGAAGGCAGTATTGATGGAATGTTTAAGGGAATTGGGTAAAAAAGGAATTGTACAAGATGATGTGTGGACTATGACGGGCAAGCTTGTGCTGGAAATAAACCTCAATCAAGGCGGAATTACTGACCTGGATGTTTCTGTAAGGAGAAAATATAAATGATCAAGACCCGCTGATCTAAAATCAGCGGGTTGATTTTGAGAAGAGTGATATGCCCAGGACTTATAATAAGCTGATCGATGCTATTTGCAGTTTTGATAACCTTTATACAGCCTATATAAAGGCAAGAAAATGCAAAAGATACAAAAGTGATGTGCTTAAGTTCAGCAATAATCTTGAGGAAGAGTTATTTGCCTTGCAGAAAGACCTATCGACCGGGGGATATAAGACTGGAAGCTATAAAAAATTCACAATATTTGAACCGAAAAAGAGAGAGATCTCTGCTTTACCATTCAGGGATAGGGTCGTTCATCATGCTCTGTGTGGCGTTATCGAACCGTTCTTTGAAAATAAATTCATAAACGATTCATATGCGTGCAGGAAGGGCAAGGGTACTCATGCAGCATCATCCGTGTTGACAGAATATTTAAGGCGATCAAATAGAATATGGGATAAGGCATATTGTTTAAAAGGCGACATTGAGAAATGTTTTCATTCTATCGATCATGAAATATTGAAACGTATTATACGAAGAACAGTCCGGTGCAGGGATACTTTAATTCTTATCGACGAGATCATTGACAGCACTGGCGGTATCAAGGGGATACCGATTGGCAATCTCACCTCCCAGCTTTTTGCGAATGTATACCTCAATGAGCTTGATCATTTTGTGAAGGAAAAATTGAAGGTTAAATTCTATGTCAGATATCTCGATGATTTTATCATTATATATAGAGACAAAGAGATGGTACAGGCCTGGCGAAGCGAGATAGAGCAATTTGTTGAGAAACAGCTAAGACTTGCGTTAAATACAAAAACATCGGTATTCCCGGTCAAGCAAGGCGTTGATTTTGTGGGTTATCGAACCTGGTCAACTCACAAATTGTTGCGCAAACGAAGTGTTATCGGCATGAAAAGGAAACTGCGAAATTTGTCCGTATTATATAGAGAAGACCGCGTAACATTAAAGGACATCAAATGCGTACTCGCATCGTGGCTGGGCCATGCCCAGCATGCAGATAGTCATAATGTAGTGAAAAGAGTGCTGAAAAATTTTGTTTTATGTAAAACGTAAAGAATAAGAAATGAGGGGGGTTATGCAATGAACAGCTTTTTGTCTTACATGGGAGGGAAATCACTGCTCACAAAGAAAATCATACCACTAATTCCACAACATCAATGTTATTGCGAGGTTTTTTCTGGAGCAGCCTGGCTACTTTTTCGAAAAGAAGAATCAGAGGTGGAAATTATTAACGATATCAACAGCGATCTTGTGACGCTTTATAGGGTCATTAAACACCATTTAGAGGAATTTATCAGATATCTGAAATGGATCCTTGTCGCCAGAGAAGAATTTAATCGCTTTAAAATCGAAAACCCAGAATCACTCACGGACATTCAGAAAGCTGTGAGGTTTTATTATCTGTTGAAAGCAGGTTATGCCAGCCGTATAGAAAATCCGTCATTTTCAATTTCTACCTTACGCAAATCAAACTTTAATTTGCTGCGGGTCGAAGAAGAACTGCCGGCAGCACATCTTCGCCTTTCAAGGGTATACATTGAAAACATGAATTATAAAGGATTAATAGAAAGATTCGATAAACCTCATACATTTTTTTATATCGATCCACCCTATTATGATTGTGAAGATTATTATGGAAAGGGAATATTTTCGAAAGATGATTTCAAGGTTTTGGCTGGGCTGCTTGCCAGTGTGCAAGGAAAATTCATCATGTCAATCAATGACACATCCGAGATAAGAGAGCTTTATGAGGACTTTAATATTCAGGAGGTGACCACAACATACTCTGCCGGAGGGGCACACATAAAAAAACATGTGACAGAACTATTGATTATGAATTATGATATGTATGGTTCATCATCTTGAGAAATAAAATTCTCAAAGTCCTGTTAAAAATTCTCAAAGTCCTGTTAAAAATTCTCAAAGTTGATGTTACGTTATATCAGCCTGGAGAGGTAAATTTTAAGAGAACGAAGGGGTGGGCTATATTTCCTGTGGCCGTTAGCAAGAAAAACGAAGCAGGCGAGTTAATTATGGCAGACAAAAATGCGGCCATGGTCTTTGCCGAATACGAAAAGGTTAAACCGCCATTACCGATGTTTAACACTAAATCGCTTAATAAACACGCTTATGTTGGTAAACCGAACTATGCTCTTGTGAAAGCATATGTCGCACAGAGACCAGATGAGCCATCAGAATATTTTGCTGTGCTTGCGAGCAAAAATGAGTTGTTGGTATACACAAAAGACAAGCGAACCTATTTCGCTGACCTTGAGGCTCTCGATATAAAATTGTCTCCCGCCCTATTTTTCTCATATGGAGAAGACAAGGGCAAATATATAAATATACTTGTTGTTGACGAGGACGAAGTTAAAAACCTTCACACGGGTAATGTAAAAACGGTAGTTTTCAAGTTGTATACGTCCGAGATGAAAATATACGCATCAGGAAGTATTACCGATGAAAAAACTCTTTACGAATGGAAAGGGAAACGACAAGAATAATAGTTAAATAAATATTATACCATTAATTTAATCTCTCCCGACCATTGGCCGGGAGAACCTCTATGGATTATGAAATACGAATACTAACTAACTTACTAAGTTAGTTAGTAAGTTACTTTTGCAATAACATTTCTTTTATGTTCACCATCTTCCACCCTTCTT